ATTTTCATCTCTTTTTGAGCCTTCATCACGTTGTATTGTGACTCGGTGACAAAGCTCTCCAGCACTAATTCCTGACATAATCAACCACTCACATAATCATCGTCTGGATCATCTTCATCATCGTTCTGCAACATTGAGATTAACTCACTGTTCTGATCCATGATCTGTGCCATCACTTCGTTCTGCGCCTTGACCCCCTGAATTAAATCCCGAACCACTAGAATCAATTCGCTGACCAGCGAGCCATTGCAACAACAATTTCCGCTTTCGGTCTGCTCGCTGGAGGTTTTGTTTAATCCACTCACGTCTCGCCTCACATCCTGAACATGTCATTCTTTTGTCCAAGCCTCATAAGCCAATTGAATTGCCAAAATTTTAAAAACCCCATTTTCACGAATGAAGAGACTATCTCCATGCATAAAAATGAGGTTTTTATAATGTGGCGTTTGTTTAACCCACTCAATAAATTCATCCATAGTTAAATCGCCAATGGCACGTAATATGGATTAAGAAGGACCAATACAGGTTGCGGCAGGAAAGAACCGTTAGTGGGCATTTCACCCTCTAAATTTCGATATTTATCGTAATACCCGCACAACAATAAAATTGCACGTTGCTGAGCTTTGTTTTCTGCATCGTACTTACTCAACACATGATCTTTTACAGCCTGCTCAGCTGCATCAAGCAAGCTTTGTAAATCATCCAGATCAGCACTGCCTTCATCATATTTAAGGTGTCGGACTACATCATTCACTGTCAGCGGCATTTTTACCTCCTTTGCTATTAGCAAACGGGTCTTCCTTTGAATCACGCTTAGCCAAAGCTCCAATGAAAAGTTTTGCTGTTGCATATATGGAGTATGCCCACCAGCAACAGGCTTATAATTAAACTTAGCTCTAGCCTCGTCAGGTGAGAATATGCCCCGCTGAACACCAAGAGCATAGAAATTCATTTGAGACGTTGAATCCATTCTCAATAATGCTTCAAGATTCAAAAATGCTTCAAAACCTGACTTTTTAAGCTCCAGACCTTCATCAAGCATATTCTCAATAGCTTCAATCAAGCTTTGAAGACAGTCCCCATAGTAAATAAGGTTCATATCTTCAACTTTTTGGCCTTGCGGAATTCCACCAACACCGATTTTAAAAGCAGGAACATTAAATACTGAGCAAACTACCTCAGCACTCATTTTATGTTGTTCAATCATTTGGGCATCTGATGCAGGAATTGCCATCGGGACATATTTCATATCCCCGCCTAAAATTGCCGTTTTACCGACATTTCCAGATGAATAATTTTGGTTCCAAGCTTCTCTAATTTTTTTTGCATCCTCTTCAGATATTTTTCCCGCACTAGTCAAAATACCGCTTGGTCGCTCATGTTTGCAAAGAAACTAGCGCCATACTTTTGAATAGCAATACCTTGGGATGCAGCCAAGGAGCAAGCAACTATAGGACTCAAGCCTACAAGAGGATGATAAAAACAGTTCCAACGATCATGAATAATTTCAGAAGCTGGCAAAATTAAGGACTGGCCGACTTGGGCCAATTTATCAATACTGATTTGATAAAAAACTTCACCAGCATCACTCACCAAAGGCTTAACTAAATCAGGATTTAAAACAATTAAACCAATGATTTTCCCAAAAGCATCTCGGAACTTTAGAACATAGGTATTACCACGAGTAATTTTTGAAATAATCCAATATTCCAAAAACTGCTGCATTGTTTGAAATCGATTTGGCTTTTCAAGAAACTTAAAACTATCATCTTTAGTTGGAACCCAAACAGAACCCTCTTTCTTACGCAGCTCAAGGGGTAATTTCCCAATATCTTTTGAAATTAACGAAACACAGGCAAATACTGCATGAAATGAGAGCAAATCTTCACGCTTTAACTCCATATTTCGTTGCCAAGCACCCGTAAATGGTTCACTTACTACTGAAGTCCAACCACCAGAGCCAGTAACGGGCGAAATGGACTTTTTGCGGAAAATATTGCCTAAAAATCCCATTTACTTTCCCTTTTTACCTTTTTTAGTCTGCTTTTCTTCATTGTCAAGAACGACCAATGAACCGAAATCATCAACTACAGCTTCACCACTTTGGTTTAATAACAAATCAATTTTTTTTGCAAAACCCAAAAGTGTAAGAACTCTTCCTTCATATTCCTGCACTGTTGCAATCTGGCCCTTTTTTCCTAATGGCGCATCTTTGAGATATTCAACTAACATAGAAACCTCTCATAAACAGGATCAAAAAAAGCAGCTATAGAGCTGCTTTTTTAAATCTAAATACTTATTCAATTGTTTGAGCTGAATAATCGATGTAGCCAGCTGCATTAGCGTGGCGTTTTTTCCAACGCACATAACGCTCAGCTCGCACTCCAACCATGTTTTCTTGCCATAAATTGACGGATACGTCATTTGTACCATCATTAAACTCAAGAGTAGCTTCAGTTGAAACAGAGAGATCAATACCACCATCATCGGCTAATAAAATTTCAGAAGGCTTAACTAATGCGATCCACTTTCCAGCTTTCTCTGATTCAACAACAGGCAGACCTTTTAAAGTTTTCTCCCCAACTGGCGCATCCATACCTTTAAAGATTGGATTACCCAAAGCATCAACCAAGTCTGATAAGAAACTAGCCATAGTTTCACTCATCACATAATAAACCCCTGTCAATGAGACATTTGCAGAGATTAACTTGGCTCGAAGTTTACGTAAATCAGTACGAATAGCATCTGCCGTCACACCTGAAGCGGTGATTTTGTCCACCCCATTCAATACTGAAGCAGGACTGTCTGTAGTTTCTGCTTTTGCTGGATTAAGAAATTGATCATCCATGAATTCAAGAATCGTATCCTGTAAATCACGCAAAACCATTTCATCAACATTAGGATCAGAAAAACGTCCCAATTCATCTGTAAAAGGAACAATACCTGCAATTTTAGCGAAGGTCAGACTTGTTTTACCAAATGAGAGATTAGTGACTGGTTTTTTTTGCCCCTCACCAACCCAATTTACAATACTTGAACTGGTTTTAGTTGGGACGGTGATATTAAAAGGTACTTTTCGGAATCCAGTCATTTGACCAATGATTGTCCGCGGACGTAAAAGATCAATAAATTCTGTAGCCAAGACCCGAGAGTTGACTAAAGCTGAATAATCAGAACTAGTTGTTGTGCCTACCACTGCTTTAGCAACACTTAAAACCCGTTCTGGAGCATCCCATGATTTGAGTAAATCACTTGCACTTACATATTCACTATGATTTTTTGCTAATTGTTGTGAAGCTACTTTTGCTCGCACCAACATTGCAAGGCCGATACCTTTAGGTAAATTTTCAACTACTTCAATCACACCACCTGCTGAGTCTTTACCTTGTTTTGAAGTCTGACCATTTACGGGTGTAGATTTTCCCCATTCTTTTTGAGATTTTTCAATTTCTTCAAGACGCTGTAAATTTGCCTTTAATACATCAACTTCGCCTTGAATACCTTTGATTTTATTTTCGGTTTCTTCATCAGGTGTTACCCCCTTTTCAATTGAAGCACCTGATAGTTTTACAATCTCATCCATCTTTTCATTGATAGATTTTTTGATTGCTGCGATTTGTTCTGCAAGCGTCATAGCTTTACTCCTTGAGATTCTTCATTAAACAATTTCACAACGACATGCTTTGACGTTGGAACAACAGGTTGAGGTGGCACACAAGGCAAAGTTTTTTGTTGTGGCTCATTTGGTGTTTTTTCGGGAGCTTTACCACATAAAGATTTAATCCCTGTAATGGTTGCCTCCTGATTTGCTGGAATAGTTACAGCTGATAGCTCATACCAATCCCATTTAATAAATTTGTAGCCCCATGTTCCTTGAATATCAGCAATTTCAAGCCCACGAAAACCAATGGATAAGCCACGAACTAGGCCAGTTTTTATACTGTCCCATGCTTCCTGAAGGCGGGCTTTTAAAGTTTCTGATTCAACCTGATCAGGCTTAGTCAGCTGAACTTTGACTTGAATTCCTGCATCAGTAACGATTGCCTCAGTAACCTGTCCTATTGGTTGCCGTTTATCGTGCTGCCAAAGAAATGGAACTGGTAAAGTGAATTGAGCACCTTTAGGCTCTACTACATCATCAACACGGTCAGGCGTTGGCGTTGTCGCTATTCCTTCAAGCACCCATTGCTCTTCATCAACTGCTTTGATTTCGAGCAAACTATAGGCTTGCTTCATCTTTTTTAGACTCCAAAAAAAAAGCGACCTATTAGGTCGCTCGAAAATTATGAAAACTTATATAAAAAATACTTGATGACTTTGCACAGGCAACTCAGGATTCATCGACATCAAAGCAACCCCGTTAAAGGTTGCAATCAAAGGGTCAATTTTTCCCTTCCCTGATTCTTGCTTGCGAATCGTCAAGGCGTTACCTTGATAAACCCCCTTAGCATTTCCGACGCACCAGTCATCATGCGTTGTCCAGCATGTTTAAACTTTCCTTCAGCTACTTTTCGTTCTGTTGTTTGAACATATCCCGACAATTGATACCCTTGGGGAACGCCTATTAATAATTCAAATGGCACCTGCTCTAATAGACCATCTTGCAAAGAAGGCATACCTAACTTATCCAAGCCTATTGCTGCTTTTTCAGGGAATTTTCCAGCATCATAAATGCGCTTACATATTTGAGCTGCTTGGCTAACATCATCACCGACATTCTTAACAATGACTAAATCACCATCTCGCTCAAAGTCCTCGTAAGCTGGTGCATTTTCTTTTCGACGCTGTAATGCAATTGGATGAACCCATGCACGGTTCCAGCAGTACCATAATGACCGATCATTTTTATCTCTACCAATGATCGCCATGCCAAACATGTCATCAAGCCCACCACCATCAAAACCAACCGTACACAACTCGCTCAAATCAAGAATAGATTCTAAGAAAAGCTTGTCTTTATAAGCTGAGAGCAACCAGAAATCGGCACCCGCCCAGCTATCAGCACGTTTATTCATGCCAATTTCGACATTCAAATATTTAGCTAAAAATAATTGAATTGAATCTGCACCACTTTCTTTTGCTTGCTCATACTTGTTTAATAAATAACGAATATGGGTAGAACGTCCTAAATTTGGATTTGTCACATAAAAATAATCAGGGTCTAAATATTTCCCCTCATCAAGCAATTTTTGTGGGAACTCATACAAAACAGGCAAGAAAGAAGGGTTTTCAATTTCCCCATCTCGCACCTTACGGGCATAATCTAATTTCTTTTTAAATATACCGCTGGTGGCTTATCTGATTGAGTTGACAACCAAATTAAAAAGCCCTCAGGGAATGAAGCCATACCACCTGTTGCTTCCTCAAGCATTGACTCAGCGTTTGCACGCTCACCAAACACCCAAAGCTCATCGACCAAAATAAATGCACCTTTAGCGCCAGCACTGGAACCCGTCTCGGCAGCTACAACTGTCAAAACGGCCTTGGTAGTTCGGTGTGTGATTGTTCTTGTATGCTCAGCTACATGAAATAAAGCATTTAACTCAGGGTCATTCCGAATCATGTTTTTCATCGGAGTAAATGAGTTGTCAGCTACCTTTTTGGTAGGTGCGATGATAATAAATTCAGCTGCTTCACGGCTATTTAGAATAATAGCAGTAAGCATAATGCCCGCGGCCATTGTTGATTTAGTGTTTTTCTTACTAATGAGTAGGAAAAATTCATTAATTAACCGCTGATTGCTTTGATAATCATATGCACCAAAGATAGTTCCAACGAAATCAAAAACCCACTGAGCCGTAATTTCGCCAATTGTTGGTTTACCAGCTACGTCTACAACGATTAATTCTTTAAAGACACGCAAAGCCATTTCGGCTTCATCTGGAAATAACGGCTTACAGGCAATTAAAGATTCTTTTGCTAAAATCTTCTTTTCCCAATCTGGGCAAGCTGTACTCCAGATCGGGGACATCGAAGACATATCAACTCACTCTTTGTTGTTTACGCTGTTCATCTGCTGTTGCAAATTTACTTTTTCTAGATACTTGATCGGCCTCACTATCTCGGACCTTCTTAACGCCATCCTCGCCTACTTTCCCAAATTCATATGGCAAAGCAGCTTTTGCCGCCTCTATTCGTATCTTCCTATCAATACGTGGATTTTTGTAAATTGTTTTCAAAAAACTCCAAGGAATTTGATACATTCTCCATCGCTCGAAACTCAGCCTGTATAGCTGCTTCACCTAAAGGTGTAGCGTCCAGCCCCCCGCCCCCCTGAGAATTCAAGCTCGCCAGATATGCAACTACATCGGGATCGTTTTCTAATTGGCAACCTTTAGCCGCTGCCGAGCGTTCTGAATAGCCAGCCAACACGGCTGCTTCTTCTTTTTTCTTACCCTGAAATCTTGCATGGGCAAACGCTTTTTTTCTTTGGGTTAAAGCCATTTTTACCTCCTAAGTGCAAAATATTGGCAATTTTTATCGATATTTATCTATTTTCTAAAAAAGTTTATTTACTTCTTTGAAAATAGGAAAATTTTCTACAAATGAGAAAGGGGGGCGGTGTCCGCGGAGACCCAAAAAATAATTTTTGGATACCCCCCGTCATGCAAAAAATGCACCACAAAGGTGCATTATCTTTGATTTCTAAATGTTCCACGCTACCAAGCTCGTCGTTTTGCGTCTTCAGCTATAGCTTTCTGTGTTTTCTTTGCTGCTGCTTTCACATCAGCAGCAAGCGAACAGTAGCTTTGTACATCTGCCTGTTGAATCGTTTTTCCCGATTTTATATGTGCAACAACATATTCTTGGACCATATGTTCAATTGATTTTTCTTCACTCATTTTCCTGCTGCCTTTCTTCGCATACGTTTGAGTCGGTTCTTTATGTTCTTTGGTAGTGGCACTGGTCGAGCATGATCAATACCTATGGTCACAACCATTCCCTCTTCCTGATTTTCGGAAGCCGTAGCTTCCTTAAAATGTTTTAGAATTTCTTCAAGGCGGGCATATTCATCGCGATGAATTAAATGTTCATGCATCAACATGTTGAACTCCATCAATTCTATTTATTCTTTTTAAACCAACATCATTCAGCTGCTCATCAGTCATGACTTCTAATGAATAACTAGAATCAAACACAATGACTTGCTTGCCTGCTTTCTTAAAAGCTTTAGTCAGATGGTCTAACTCGTTTCGCATTTGTTCATGACTATGGAACTTACAGAAGTTAACTCTTGCTAAGACAAGCACAGCATCAGGATTAACCAACTCGAAATCTAAACTTAGTTTGTATTCCAAGTCTTTAACCTTCTGGCTTTGCTCTTTGTATGCTTGGCCCTGCTGGATTAGCAGCTTATCTTTAGCATTAATCTTAGCTTGCTGATATAACCATGAAGTCCAAGCAATATTGACAAGTGATGCAGCTATTCTTGATTCCTCATCACTTCCTTTGGTACATATGAACTCATTTGATTTGAAAAAGATACATATGCAAGCAAGTGACGAACTGGAGTAAACTCTAATTCAAACTGATTACGAACTAATTCATCTTGTTTTTCAGCTGTATTCATCGCATACCTGCCTTGCTTTCAGCTAATGATTTCTTGTCATGGCATGGCTTACATAATGACTGGAGGTTATCCAGATCATCAGTACCGCCTTGAGCCGTGTTTACGATGTGGTCACATTCAAGCTCCATGGTTACGCATTTACAATGGCAACATGTCCAGCCATCACGCTCATGTACTTGTTGTTTAAGTTTGCGCCATGAACGACCACCACGACCCTTGCCATAATTCTTTTCAGGTTTTGGTAAAGTCGCATGGTTGCTTTTAAGCGTTGGTAAGTTTGATGAACCAAGTTTAGGTAGTCTCATTTTTAATAATCCTTTGCCCTGCCTCAACTTCATCCAGATCAGCTAGTCTTAGCTGCCCATAGACTTGAACACGTGGATGGTGTTCACCATTCCACAGCACCTTGAAACAAGATCCCGTTTGAACAACAACGCCAACATCGTTAAAACCTTTGATGTCGTTGCGGTATACAACTGGATCACCCAGCAACATTACTTCTTCATCAAACATTTCAATCCTCAACCATAAACAATTCAGCCTTAGATGAAATAGGCTCTAAAACAACTAAAGGTGTCTCTGCCACGACACGTTCATAGCAGCTTGAGCAAAGTGTTCGCCAATTTCTTTGATCCCAAAATAAAACCCGATCTGTTTTAGGGTCTTTTATATGGCTACTTTGTCGGCTACTGATACAAAGCCACGACGGGCACAATCACTGCATAACTCATTCATTG